ATGGATTTCAAGTATCAGCAGCAAATCCACGAAGCGTTCGCCGAAGAGGTTCTTATCGCTGAACCTCTTGCCAAGTTGAAGGCGGCTCTTGCGGACAACCCCGAACTTCTTGAGTCTATGAAGGCGAACCCATTCAACACGGCTGAGGTTGACGCAATCACTAAGGGCAACGTTGAACTCTGCGAGTATTTCGCCCTCAAGAGCGAAGAGGGTAAGGGGCTTGAGTTCAGCAAGGGTACTCACGTCAAGGACGTTGTTCAGACTGTCCGTGCGAACGTCCAGTATTACAAGAACCTCGTTCAGTTCATCAGCGACGAAAAAGAAAAGGATTACTCGAAGATTTACGAGGCAATCAAGACTAAGTTGGATGCCTATTTCAAGCGTGCGGCGGAAGACATTCTGAATGACGTGTACGGGGATAAGTACAAGGAGTTCCACGCAAAGAAGTATGCCGAGTTGACTGAGAAGTATAAGAAGAACTCATCCACGAAGAACAAGAAGAAGGACGAAGAGCAGACTGAGGAATCCGAGAAGGCTGAGTAATGTCCGCCCGTGAGGATATGTTGGCGAACTTCGTTGAATTCTTGGACGGCTTGAGCGAAGCGGAACTTGAGCGTCTGTCTTGCGAGCACTTCCGGTATCGCGACGGTGAGGTAAGCGACGAACTCTCACTCGTACACAACACGTTCGTTTGCTCCACCGAGGACGAAGATAGCGACGTTTGGTTCATCAAGGTATAAGCCTTCGCCGCAAACGCAAAAAAGGGACTTACCAGATTCGGTAAGTCCCTTTTGCTATATCTACGGCAAGTCGGTGTCGATTGCCGGGTCATACGGACGTGTGTTTAGGTAGATATTGCCGTCCTTGATTACGTTGTCGTACTTGCGTTCATTCTCAAGTTGCTCTTGGAGTTGCTGGTTCTGAACAACAAGGTTGGCGATAGTCGAGTTGAGCGTTGCAATATCGTCCGCGTTCTCGTCTATCTGCTCTTGGAGTTGTACGGCAACGTCCTCGTCCAAGAGTTGCCTAACGTTGTCGTACCACGCTTGGAAACTGGAAGTGATAGCGTCCAAGTCGAAGCGTAGGTTTATCCAAGGGCAATCGGAGGTTCCACGTAAGTCCTCAACCATCTCGTCTGTTAGATACTGTGCATTGGCGGGAACGGTAATCTTCGCCAAAAGCAAGTCGAACAAGGATGCTGAGCGTGCGAAAAGCGGGTTGCCCTCCCCCTCCGCACCCTCCAAGTATTTGAGGTAGACGCTTCGCTTCTCGGAGTCGAAGCGAAGTGCTATGTAGTCAACCCGCTCTTGGGCGTTGCCGTTGGATAGAGTGAACTGCTTGTCCTCCGTGTTCTGGTAGAAGCGTCCCTTGATGAAGGCGTCACCGGGGTTCACGACTACCGCGAAGGAGTTCTCGATAGGCTCAACCAAGAGTGCGGTTGAGGTGTTGGGGATAAGCCCGTCTCCCCAGAACCCCATAAACATTGCGGCGAAATCATCGGAGTTGTAAACCCTGTCTAGAGTCCCGTCTTGGCTCTGCTGAGCGTCCCAGAATAGACTTGTTTCCATAGGACACCCCCTAAACTACGCTGTGCGGAGAACCGTTAGCGTCATAGGCTGTGATAAGAACGTAGTGGGATTTGCCGCTTGAGTCGTAGGCTGTCACCAAACCTGTGTGCTTCTTGCCTGTCGAGTCGTAGGCGGACACGACGCCGCTTCTAACGGTAATGGACACGCTTGATTGCGTGGAGGGATAGGAGCCGTACCACTCGTGAATCTCCTTCACGGTATAGGTTGCGGTTCCGCCCTTCGCACCCGTCACGTCAGATGGTTTGACGCTCTTGGAGATTGCACTACCGCTGTAGAGTCTGGTGTTGCCCTGCCACAACTCGAACCTATCGAAGTTCGCGTTGCCCTGAGTCGCGGACTTCGCCCACGATATCGTCACGCTCTCGCCGTAGTTCGCCGTAGTCTTGCTTGCCTTGATAGTCGGGTTCCCGTGTGCAATGTACTGCCGTGCGGGGACTGTCACCCTGCAAGAGTTAGAGGTTGAGCCGCCCGCCGAACTCCAAGAGGAATCCCAAGACGCACGGCAAGTGAAGGTTCGAGCACTGCCCGCTTCTGAGATATAAAAGGTGTGCGAGAAGTAGCGTGGAGAACCGCCCTTTGGTAGGGTGATGGTTCCGCTCCAAGAGCCAACGCCATCTACTGAGATGGAGCAAGAGACACCGTAGCCGTTCCAAGTAGAACCCGTGTAAGTAGCGGCGGCACTTACGGTGATTGAGTTGGAAGTGGCAGAAGCACTTATCGTACATCCGTTAGCCATCTAATCACCTCCTATAGAAGTTGGATATAGATGGTGTTAGCGGTTCCGGTTGAAGGTGCCGCACTCGTGCCAAGGGTGATTCCAAGAGCCTGTAGAGCCGCATAGGCTGTTGTCGCACCCGTGCCGCCCTGAGATACGGGAAGGGTGCCTGAAACGTCGCTAATCGCGTGTGTGTGGCTTGCGGCGGCTGCTCCAAGATTAGTTCGTGCCTGTTCGGCGGTTGTAGCACCCGTGCCGCCCTTCTCCACTGTAAGAGTCTCTGCCATCTGCTCTTGGATAGCGGTGATTTGGTTAGCAAGATTTCCAGCGGTGTCCTCGTCAAGGATGCCTTGGATTCCCTCGAACCAAGTGTTGAACTCGGCGTCGTACTGAGAGAAGAGTCCGGTTGTGTCGATTTGCTCGACAACGCCCGTCACGAAGCCGCAAACAGTGTTGTCGGGTCGCTTGTCGGTGATATCTTCTTCGCTGAGTTCAACCGCACCCGAAGCCACGTGAACCTCAGCGAGGACTAAATCAAAGACTTCATCCTCGCGTGAGTGTGCGGGTGCTTGCGGGTTGGCACTCGCCGCACCTTGGATAACCTTGAGTTCGATAAGTCGGTTGGATAGGTTGAGCGAGCAAACAACCTTGTCGATTCGAGGGTTGTTTGCATCGCCCGTTGCGATGGTGAGTTCCTTTGCGGACTCGCTGAGTTCGTAGAAGTAGCCGTTTATCCAAGCCTTGCCAACCGCCACGTTCACCGCCATCTTGCCGTTTGCGGGTGATACCTTTAGTTGGTTGGCGGGATTCACGTAGACGCCGTTGCCGATGAATGAAGCGAAGTAAGAAGCCAAGTCGGCACTTGAGTAAGTCCTATCGTAACTTCCTTCCGCTCCCTGAGCGTCAAAGAAAGAGTAGTGTTCAGCCATATTCAGTTGTCCTTTCGTTTATAGGATTAGTCGCTGTGCCGTCAGCCCCTCGCCGATGGTGAGCGTTACCAACATCCCGTCCCCCTCGTCAATCACGTTGACTTCTGAGACGTAATCGGTTGTCTGCACGTTGAAAGCCCTGTCGCGTAGTGTGACTTTCGCCCCAAGAGCATCCAAGGCTTGCTGTACCGTCACGACGGCTTCTGCGTCAACGGATAGGGTTGCGGGCGTTAGAGATGCCTTTGCTTCCTCTTGGAGCATCGCCAAGTAATCCTCGGCACTGATAGTCTGCGTATCGCCGTTCTCGTCCTTGTAGGTTGATTGTAGGTTCCGGCAATCCGCGAAACCCTCGCGTCTCGCAAGTCCCGTCAAGGACTCGTCCCCCACGACTGTCAATACTCGTTCGGCTCCCTCGCCCTGTCCGCCTGCCTTCACAATATTCACGAGTTCCTTTTCGGACTCGGAGTAGTTTAGGGTGGAGACGTTGTTCAAGTCGCGTGAGAAGAGCAAAGGTTCTGGACTCGTGATAGTCCTGTCCGCACCTTCCAAGAGAGTGAAGACGAACCGTTCCGCATTCTCGCAATAAACGTCGAAGCCTATTGGGTTGCCATCGGTGGAAGTGGCCGTCTCAACAACGTCCCCGATAGTATCCAAGAGGTTCGAGTAAGAGACTTGCTTATCGACTGTGGGAGTGGAGATTTGCGGTTTGTCCATGCGGCTGAACAAGGCTCGGTTGCCCTGCGTGTTCTTCTCAACCAAGTCGTTCACGTAGTCGCGGAGGTTGACTTTGCGGCTGTAGGTGTCCCATACGATTCGGTACGCGAGTATGCCTTTTAGTTCGTTGCCGTAGGCTGTGTACGTGGTTGTCCCTTCTTCGTCCGTGTCGTACTCGATGGAGTAGCACATCCCGCAAATCTGGGGATTGACGTAGATGAAGTAGCCAACCTTGAGCATCCTTTCAACCTCTTGGGTGAAGTTGCCCTTGATTGTCCAAGTCCCGCAACCCTTGAAGGACTTCGTGAAGTTGAGCGAAGCGTAGGAGTCGAGGACACCGACGCACTCTGTAGGCGTGATGCCCTCGACTTTGTAGACGTATATATTCATCCGTTACACCTCGATTAGTTGCGGGGTGTAGTAGACGTTGCATTCAAGGGTTCCGGTTGACTCTTCGTCGTAGTCGTAGCGGAAACTTGAGATGCCCACGGGCATTTGAAGCCAAGTTGATTCGAGGGAGACGTATTGCAACCAGTTCTCGTCAAGGGTTGTGTTGCGACAACTCTTAGTGCCGTACCCCGTGTTGACTTCTACTTCTTCGCCGCTCTCAAGAGTCGCTTCGATGGTAAGTTCCTCGCCCGTGTTCACGTTCATAAGAGTCGGGTTGATGATGGTTCCGGCTACCGCCTTGAAGGTGATAATCATTCCAGTTTCAACCTCGGACTCGTTGCGTAAATCGACAATCTTGGAAGTGCTTCTGTGTCCAAACGTGAAGCGTTGCCCCACGGGGTTAGAGAACGGGAAGTGAAAGTCCTTTATCCAACCAGTGATAGAAGCCTGTTGCTCTTGGATAGTCTCGAAGAACGGGTTTGAGCAAGTCCCCTCGATTGTGAACTTGGTAAGCATCTCGCAGTTGAGGTACCAGTCCGTTTCGTATTGAAGGGTGCTGGTTGCCGTGATGCGGAGACGGTATCTATCATCAATCACCAAGTAGAAGTCCGTTGTGGGGACGATTACCTTCTGTAGAGTAGCCTTGCGGCTCTTCATTTCCTCTTCGGTGTCGGCAAGGACGTAGCCTTCGATAACGACTTCTCGCGTGCCGTACTGTCGTGCGGTTATCGTCTGTCCCGCCTGTCCCGCACCCACGTAGGATGAAAGGTTCGCTTCGATTGAACCCAAGTCCAATAGGCTCTTGGTGTACGTCTTGTTGTCGAAGTTGATAGCAACCGTGCCGTCAAGGTTCGTGATGGTGTACTTGCGTTTTCTCATATCCCTCCAATCTAAGCGAGTGCGAGTTGACGAACCGAACGCTTGAACTCGCGTGCGGAGTCCTTTTCGTTCAGCGTCTTGGGCGAGTAGTTGTTCACCACAACTGTTGTCGTGGAAGTGCTGTTGTTCGTCGTGCCGCCCTGTGAGCCGTCGAAAGCCCCTCCAAGGCGTGCATTGCTGTAGGCTCGGTAGTTGGCTTCAACGTCCGGCATATCGACTGCAAAAGCATCTGAGACGCTTGTAGCGGCGTTCTTGACTGTCTTTAGTACGCCCTTGAGTCCGCCGTTGATTCCCTCTTCCATACCAAGCATTGTGAAATCGCCGATTTCAGCGAAGACTTTCGAAGGAGAATGGATTCCAAGTAGTCCCTTCGCCCACGAGATAGCATCGTTCACGACACCGCCGATTGCGTTGATTACGCTTTGAGCACCGCTTGTGATGCCGTTCACCAAACCTTGGATGATGTTGGAGCCGACTGAAACGACACGTCCCGGTAGGCTCGCAAGCCCGTTGATTAGGTTAGACGCGAACTGAGAAGCCGCGTTGGCCGCGTTGCTCGCCATCTGCCCCACCCAAGAGGCAACACGTGAAATGACGTTGGATAGGAACGAAGCCACGCGGGAAGGAAGTTGGGTAAGGAAGTTCACGACGTTGTTCAAGAACTGAGAACCAGCCTGCACCGCGTTGCTCGCCATACTTGAAACCCAAGAAGCGACGTTGGTTAGCACACTCATTAGGAACGATGCGATGTTCGCGGGGAGTTGGCTGAACCAAGTGAGCATGGTAGTAATAGCGTTGGGGATAGTCACCGTGAAGAAGTTCACTATCGCACCCCACACCATAGACGCTGTTGAACTAATGGCGTTCCAAGCGTTGATAACCGCGTTGCGGAATCCCTCGTTGGTTGTCCAAAGGGTGATAAGTGCCGTAACGAGTGCGGCGATAAGGGTTGCGATAAGTACGAACGGGTTGGCGTTCATAACCGCGTTCAAAGCCGCTTGAGCGATGGTAGCCGCTTCGTTGGCAGTCTTGAAGGCGGTAATGGCTGTCGTGATGCCCTGAACGATTCCGGCGATTGTGGTAGCCGCTTGGAAGCCTAAGAACGCACCGACAACGGCTGCGATTGCGGGTGCCCACTGTAGGAACGTGTCCTTGATTGCGGGCAAGTTGTCCTTGAACCACTGAATAGCGGGTTGGCAGTTGTTGAGTAGAGTGGTGCCGAAGTTAGTCAAGTCGGTAACGATGGGCATTAGTGCCGTACCTAAATCCGACAACGCCTGATTCATAGCGTCCTGTGCTTCACGGTAGGCGATTAGTTCCGCGTTGTTGTCGCGGTAAGCCTGTCCGGTTTCGCTGTAGAGTCCGTTGAGCGTGTCGGTGATAAGTTGGCTTCGCTCGGCTTCGGTGTTGCAAGCGGCGAGTTTCGCGTTGAACTCGTCCTCGCTTACGCCCGCCCAGTTCAAAGCGTCTGCCAGTGAGCCTACCACGGTGCCAGTCTTAGCCGTCTCGTTGGCGGCTTCGGTGAGCGATTCGAGCGGCAGGGAATCGCCAAAGGTTGCGAACACGCCAGCGGCTATGTTCGTCCATTGGCTAAGTTGCTCTTCGCTCGTGCATAGTTGAGCAAGGTGGTTCGATGCTTCAACGGCTGTGTCGGTTTCTCCCAAGAGTCCTACGAAGCCCCTGTAGGTGTTGCCAGCCGCTTCGGCACTCCAACCCGCTTGCTGGAAGGCCGTGTCCAGTTTCCCCATATCCTCCTGAGTCTCGTTAGCCACGCTAACAAGGCTCGCCACGGCTGCTGTGATAGCCGCGAAGCCAACGGCGGCGGCTGTCTTGACGCTTGAGGAAAAGGAGTTCCAAGAGTCAGACATGGACTTCGTAGAAGATTCGGTTTGACTCTCGGTGTCCTGAGTTGTCTTGCGGACACCCTCAATCTCGGACTTAGCGGCTGTTGAGTCGGCTTCGATGCCGATTCGTAGTGTGCCTAAATCTAACAAGTGTTCACCGCCTTAGTTAGTGTTCGAACTGTTTTCTAAGTGCGGCTCTATCGGGTTCCTGCTGTGCGAAACGCCAGCAGTTTTCGAGGTATTCCCTACCTTCGTCAGTCTCCTTGAGACGTATAACGTATGCGTCTCTAAGCAACTCGTTGAAAGTGAGGGTGTCCATCTCCATTTGCTCTGAGATGGACACCCCGAAGTAGTGAAATATGAGACTGTACCGCTCTAACCCAACAGCGAGGTAGGGTTCGCTATCTTCTTTTTGCTTGTCTGCTATTGGGTAGTGCGGAAAGAGACTTTAGCAGCCACCTCTTTAGCGTAGAACTGTAGGTAATCGCCGATAACCAAGAGTGCAACGGAATAATCGTAATCATCTTCAAGTTGCTCTTGGGTGAAGGTGATTCCCTCGGTGTTGCGGTTGAGGACTCGGCAGAAGATAGCCATAGTCTCCTTCATAATCTTGGAGGAGTTCTTGGCGTCGTTGCCCATCTCCTGAAGCCGCATGATGGACTCTTGAAGAGCCTGTGTCGGACGGTTGAGGTTCAGTTCCGTACCGTCGAATAGACGAACCTGATAGAGTTCACTAAAAGCAGCAGTCAAATCGAGCATGTGTTTCTCCTTAGTCAGTTGTTTTGGTAAAAGAAAAAAGGGGCAAGGGACTAATCCCCCGCCCCTGTCGGTTTTTCGAAGTGTCGGCCTACTCAGTCTTGCCGGTTACGCTCGCGTCTTCCTCTTCGTAGATAATGAGAGTGCCATCATCGTCAATCGGGAACGCGGTGAACTCGGCGTCGATTACTGTCTCCTCGTCCTTAGTGAAGGCAATCTCGAAGCCCGCTTCGTTGGAGCCAACGATAGTAATGCGGATATCACCCTCAGCCGCGTCCTCGTGGACGAAGCGGAGAACGTACTTCTTGCCGTCGTAGTTGCCGACACCGCCAATCTTGACGATTCGCTTGCCAGCGGTGTCCTCGTCAACACGTCCGGTGTTCACGAGTTTCTGTAGAGTCTTGCCGTTCCAAGTCATGATGCCGGATTGAAGGGTTACGTTCTCGTTCGTAATCATCTTCTTTACGGCGATGCCTAAGTCATCGGAAGCGGTGTAGAACTCAGGCTCGTAGGTGAGTGTCGCACCACCGCTGATTAGTCCGAGGATGTTATCATCAACCTCAAGGGTGGAGTCCTCGGGGATGGTGTCGGTGAACTCTGTTGCGTAGAGTTTTCCGCTACCGAGTACAATCTTCTTGTTGATAGCCATCTATTCAACTCCTTTGCGTTATTCAGTTGTGAAGTCGTGGAGCCTAATGCTTGGCTACCACGTCGAAGTAGGTGAGGACTTGCGGGGTGTTGGTGTCGGCGTCGAGCAACGCACCGCCCCCGTTCGAAGAGATTGAGCAACCGAACTTGGTAGAGTCCCCAAGAGTCACTAACGAGTCGGTTATCTTCTGCTCAACCTCTACCGCCTGTTCCTGAGTCTTTGCGAACACTCGCGTTTGCAGACGGTATGTGGCTACCGCACCGTTGTCCGTGGCACGGTAGAAGGAATATGTGATAGCGGGCTTTCCCGCCTTCTCTGTCATATATGCTTGCGGGGCTATTCCTGTAGCCTGTTGGATAGCCCCCAATAGGCTTGAAAGTATCATCTAAAACAACCCCTCGAACTTCTTTGTAATGTCTGATTGCTTCTCTCGTGCGGCTGGTTCCAAGAAGGGTTGCGGCTCGTTGCCGCTCGTCGTAACCCAGCCGTGCGAACCCTCGTATCTCCAAGGCGTCTTGCGTCCGTTGCCCTTGCTTGAGTGGATGCCCGTGCCGACTTCGACATATGGTGCGTACTCGACGTTCGAGAAGACAACGCCCTCTCGCCCATCGTCCTCTACCTCGAAGTCTATGGAACGTCTCAAGTTGCCCGTGTCGGACGGACACTTCTCTCTCGCCGCACCCTGAACCTCCGCACACGCTTCCGCCATCGCCCGTTTGAGGTAGTTGGGTAAGTCCTTGTGTATGAACTCGCTAAGGTTCTGTGATACCTCGTGATTACTGGGCATTGGCGTTTCCGATTCGCTTTAGTTCAAGTACCCACTCGCACCCTTTGAAGGGTGTGGAAGTCTCAACCGTGAACTCTTCGTCTATGAGGGTGCCTTGTGGCAAGTCCTCAAGCGAGAAGCCAACCGCGTCGTAACGGGTGGTGATTAGTTCGTTCTGGTTGAATGTGCTTTGGGTGGGCGTGGTTATGTAGAGGGCAACGGCTCGGGATTCGTCGTAATCATCGAAAGCGAATCCCAAGCCGTCTGTTTTCCTGATTGGCTCTTGGATTGAGTGCTCAGTCATTCGTGAACGGAACATAGGCACTCACCCCTAAGCGGTGCGTATACGCTTGTGCTTGTTGAGTGATGCGTAGATAGCGGGGCTGTAGTCGCTCGTATAGGAAAGCGAGACACCGCCCGCCGATTCGCTCGATAAGCCCTGTGAATCCAACTTCGTCAAGTCCTCTTGGACAATCTTGAAGATAGTCGCGTTGAGCGAACTGTCTACCTCGTCCAAATGGCAGTAGTCGCATACGAAGTCGGTTGCGTTCTCCAAGAGAAGTGAGAGAAGTTCGTCAGAGAGTGCGGGGTATAGGATTTTGAGTTTACTTAGCATCTATAGCCCCTCTCTTTATTCGGTTGTATGACTAAGCAGCGGCAGTGTTGAAGTTGATGATGCAAGACTCGGTATCGTCAACGAGTGCGATAAGTCCGTGGCGTTCGTAGACAACGAGGTTGTCTTTAGTCTCGATATCTCTGTCCTGCTCTACGGTACCCTCACGCTTGACGAAGAAGCGTACAGCGTCCTTCTTGGTTGCGTAGACGGTGTTGGCGGGAACGAGTTTGGAGAAGATTACGGGAACGCCGCAAACTGTGCCGAACTGTCCGGTGTAAACGATATCGCCTTGACGGCTTGCAATGAAGTCAGCGTCCTTGCGGATAGCGGCCTTGCCGTCACCGCCCATAAGTAGGAAGAGGTTGTCTTCGTTCTCAACGCCGATTTCCTGTAGAGCATCAACGATTGCGTCATAGGTGAGTGCGGTTGTAACGTCAACGGAGTTGCTAATCTTGGCGAGTTCGGTGAAGTATTCGGTGCGGATTTCGTTAGCCATAGCCTTGGCCGCACCATCGGCGAACACGTCTTGGATGGTTGGGTCAGTCATAACGTCAATGTCGTTGAACTTGTAGGACTGCTGGTAACGCTTGACTGTGTAATCAGTCTCTTCCATATCAATGGAGCCGTACTTGGTGTTCTTGGCACCCTTGGCGAGTGCTTCGACGGTGCCGGAATAGGTGTACTTGTGTACCTTCTTGGTGAGTCCAGCGTCGGTTGTGAGGGTGGTGTCGAGAGTCATAAGAGAGTTCACGTCAAGAAGGGAGTTGACGGTATCGGTAATCTTGTTCTCGACTACGAAGTTGGAATATAAATCAATGGTTCCGGCGGTAGGTTCAGCCATGTTTGATTCTCCTTATTCAGTTGTAGGGTTGGTTTATCAGCCACGCCCCGAAAGCGTCTTATATAGTTCGGGGTTGGACTTGTAGAGTGCGTTCTGTTGAGACAACGGCATTGCTCGGAACTGCTCTTGGGTGATGTGCGTGTCAAGAGGTAGGTTCTTCTTCGGAGTCTTGGTTGCAAGACGCTTCTCTACTTCTGCTTTGACGGAAGCCTTGAAAGCGTTGTCCAGACGGTTGATGTTGTCCATCATCTCGTCCGCGTCCTCGGCAACAACCATGTCCACGAGTTGAGCGGAAATGCCCCTGTCGGCGAGGATTTGAGAAGCGGTAGCCTTGTTCTCTGCGAGTGCGAGTTCCTTTTCCTTGGCTTCGATTGCCTTCTCTCGCTGCTCAAGTTCATACTGGAACTTCTGCTCCTCGTTCATCTGTGCGAGTTTTGCGGCTTCCTTTATCTTCGCTTGGCTCTTTCGCTCAGCCTTCTTCATCGCTTCGGAGACTCGCTTATCGCCCTCCTTCTGTAGGAGTTCGCGGACTTCCTCTTCCGTATAGGTGTGGGGTGTGGATTCCTGAGTCTCGGTTGCCTGAGTCTCTTGGGACTGGTTCACGGCTTCGTTTTCCATAGTCATTTCCTTTCATTCGAGTTGCGGCGATACACCGCCCCTGCTAAATCAAAAGAGAGTTGAAGCGTTCTGCTCCCCCTCTCGTTCGTTCATCTGTATTTGAAAAAAGCGGGCTGTCTTTTATCGGGTTTAGCCCTAACCCTTCAATGGAAGTTGTTCCAAGTCCCGCATGAGTTCGTGGACATACGAGTTTCCGCCCATCTTCTCGTAGGCTCGGAACTGAGCCTGTAGGTAGTCCAAGGTGCGGTAGTCGATGTATCCGAGTTCCATATACTCCTTGTGTCTATCGACTATCTTGCCTTTGATGCGGGAAATGCTCGCTTCCTTGAGGACTTGTGTATCCTCCTCGTTCTTCTCAACCTTCTCCAAGAGAGAGTCGAGTTTGGAGTTCAAGTTGTCTATCTTCGTCTTCTTCGTCTCTACGAAGTGGAACTGCTCGTTGAGGTAGCCAAGGAACTTCACGATAGCGGCGATACAACCCGCCAATATCGAGCAAAATCCTATGAACTCCCCAAGAGTGTAGGTAGATATGAGTTCGAGCACGCTAATCACCTACAAGCGTGTAAGTGCAGGTGCAACGCGGGTGTACTGGTAGAAGTTTCTCAAGTTCCTCTAACGTGTATATCTCGCCGTTGTGCTCTTGGCACTCGTGGCAGCAAGTAGGAGACGCTAAGAACTTGCCCTTGGTGAAGCCGTACTCCTTGTATCGTTGAGTCTGTGCGTAGACTTGGGCGTGTGCGGTTTCCGTGCGTACAAGGCGGAATGCGTTCTCGCGGCTAACCTCAAGTTTGTCGCTCATTGCCTTCGCTATCTCCCAATGGGACTTGCCTTGAACTAAAGCGTCTGAGAGTGCCTTCTTGATTTGGGGCATTAGTTTCTGCTTGTCGTTCCAAACCCTATCTGAGAAGTTCTTGCCATCCAGACACCATACTTGGTTGACTATCTGCTTGCCGTCTATGGCGTGGGCGTTCATAAGTGCCGTGTTGACGGCTGATGTAGTGGCTACGATGTTGGAATCAACTATGTCCAGCGTCTCTTGGTACGCCTTGACTATCGCTGGTTCCGTGATTCGTATCTGCTCGCGTCCGAGTACCTTTAGACGCTCGTTTATCTCCTCCAAGAGTTCCCAATAACGACGGTTGCGGTACAAGTCGTTCGCTTGGATAGGCTCGCCCGCTTCCTTCTGGGACTCAATCTTTGCGAACACCTCAAGTATCGAGTTGCGGAGTGCGGTTGCCTGTTCGTGATAGATAGCGGCTAGTTCCCTCTCGGTGTCCTTGTTGAGCCGATTGTAGGAGTTCTCTTGCTCTTCCTTGATTCTCTCCTGCCAGTAGTTATTCCGTCTCTTCGCCATTAGCCATCACCTGTTCAGCGGTGCCGTATGGGTCGAGATACGGTTCGTTCTGCTTCTCGATACGCTCAAGTTCCTGTGTAACGTCCTTGATGAACGGGATTTGAGAGAGTAGGGTTTCGTCGCTAACGAGTCCGCGTAGGCTGTTCACCATGTTCACAGTATCGAGGATGCTTGTTGGTAGGTTGTGCTTGAAGGAAACCTCCACGGGGCAAGCATCCGTATCAACGAGTTCGAGAATCGTGTTGATAAGCGAGATACGCTTCTGCAACGCCTTGCGGAAACGTGCTTCGATGTTCGAAGCGATGTTGTTGAAGCCAACCAACTTGAACTGTAGTGCGATGCCGGAACTAACGCCGTTGTTGAACTCCTCGCTTGAGAAGTCCGGCGAGTTGCTAACCGTGTGAATGGAAGAGTTGATGTTGTCTAATAGGTTCTGGATTTGGGTGTCGCTGATGTTCTTGGTGAGATAGGAAACGTCGCTCTCGCCGTCGATGATGATTGTGCGGTTCGCCTTCATCTCAGCCAAGTCCTCAGATGTGGCGTCGAGGTTCTTGAGAACCATGTAGGCGTCAACGAACGCCGCGAAGTCGTTCACCTCGTCGGATAGGAGTGCGTTGTAGGCGTCCTGTAGCGAGATGATGGGTTCGAAGATGGGCGTGTTCTCCTTGTTCAAGTCGAATACTACGAACGGTACCTCCTTGAAGTAGTGCGGTTCGACTTCCAAGAGGGTGAAGTTGTTGAACGTGTTGGTGCTCTCGTAATGGTAGATATCGGAGTCGGTGTAAACGTCAACGCCCCAAACCTCGGGTGCCGTCTCGTCCTGCCAGTTCTGAATCGGGTAATAGTAGATTGCGAAGAGCAAGTCTTCATCCAAGTCGTTCGAGTAGATTGGAACGACTGAGCGTGCGTCCACGTTCTTGAAACGGTTCTCGTTGTCCTCGTTCACGTAGCAGAGTTCAAACGCGATGCCGTTTACAAGAGCATCTTGTAAGAACTCGGAGTCCGTGTTGATTACGTCGTTGCCGTTGAGAACGTCTTGGATGTTGCTAATATCCGCCCTGTCAATCCCAACGTAGGAGACGGGATTGCCAGTTAGATATCCTTGGAAGTTCTCAACGATAGTCTTGCAGTAGTTCTTTACGATTCTGTTGTTGGGACGGGATGGGTCTGGGTTCGTGCGGTTCATGATAGCCTGTCCGCGTCCCTCGAAGTACCCGTTGGCACGTTCGAGCATTGGAACTACCTTCTCTTGGTGCTTGCGGATTACCTTGCCGATGATTTGCGGGGTGAGTTCATCACCCTTGTCGAATAGAATCTTGTAAATCGTTCTCACCCCTTATAACGAGTATTTCGGTAGTGTCTTTAGACGGTGCTTGTGCTCGCAACATTGGAGCGAGTACCTAAGTGCGTCTATGGCGTGGTTGTAGGCGTCTATAGGCTCGTTCACGTACTCGCCCGTTGACTTGTCCTTCTTCCACGAATAGTTCTCCAACTCTTCCAAGAGGTTGAAGCAGGAAGAGTCAACTACTATCTCGTATTGCTGTAGTTTCTGGATGCCCTGTAGAACTGAGCCTTGTCCTTTGGCGGCGGGCTTGATGCGGGTTATCCCCGCACGCTTTATTTCCTCTATAGACTTCATCTCAGCGGAGTCAGCGACGATGGTTGACTTGGATAGCCCCATCACTTTTAGTTGTGCGGCTATCTCGTCGTTCAGAAGCCCAGTCTTGAAGAACTCTCGGATTACGTAGAGTTTGGAGTTGTCTTCGTCCAATAGGCAATCGACAATGGCTGTCGGGTCGTTGACGAAGCCGAAGTCCAAGCCTACGAGATGCTGATATCCGTGCTTGCTCAGTTCCGCTATATCAAGTTCTTCTGAGCGGTAGTTGGTGATTATCTGCTTCGATAGCGAACCCCATTCCCCGAGAGTGTAGACGCGGTAGTAATAGGGATTCGTCCGCTCATAGTTTTCAAGTGTCTCGATTGTCTCTTGGTTGAGAAAGGGATTGTCCTTGTAAGTCGTGCGGCTGATGATACAGTTGGGTTCTCTACAACCGTCTTCGAAGAAGTGCTTGAAGAGCCAGTTGGCTTTCGATACGGGGTTGCTCATAAGAACGACTTGATTGAGCAACTTACCCTTTCCACGGGTACGCTGTAGCAACTGTGAGTAATCGTCAAAGGTTATCTCAGACGCTTCCTCAATGAGAATGTCGTTGATATCGGGTATCGACTTGACTTTCTCGAAATCGTCAAGCCCCATCAAGAGGAAACGGCTACCGTTGGTAAGTCGCACCTCCATAGTCGTTTGGTTGATGGTGCAAAGTTGCTTTACCTTGAACTGTCCAAGAGTCCTGAGCAAGTCTTCCCAACAAGAGCGGCGAACGTCAACCGCACTCTTGCGGACAATCAATATCTTTCTGTTGGGTTCGGACAACGCACGGTACACGGCTCTCTGAAACGAGAAGTAGGACTTGCCTGAGCCGCCACCGCCTAAGAGTAGTATTACCCTGTGTTCGTTGTCCAAGAGCAAGGGTAGAAAAGCCGGTGCGAACACTCGGCGGGATATTCTGATGTTCATAGGCAACGCCCTTAGTCCGTAAGCGTTACCTCTATGGTTGAGTTGGAATCAACCTTGTAGTTCTCGGTGTAGAATCCGCCCATCTTGTTGAGCAGGTCGATAGCCTTGAGCCTGTCGCTGTTGGAGTTCTCTTCGTTGAACGCAATCTCTCTGAGATTGAAGATTGTCTCGTTGCGGCGGATGGTTTGCGATTCCTCCACCTTCTTCTCCAACTTCTCAATCTGCTTTTGGACGGCTGGTTTGTGGCGGTACTCGTATGCTTGGCTTCTGATTGTCGTGGTACTCGGTAAGTCGGATTCATCCCTGTCGGGGTGAATCTCCAACCAAAGTCGGCGGTATGCGGCACTCGCGTTATAGCCGCACTCCAAGACATATAGTTCCGCAAACCGCTTGTTCTTCCTCGCGGTAGTCCAATCGTTCAAAGTGCTTTTGGTTCCTGCCAATCGCCGCACCTCCTAACTTAGTATTCGTATACCTCGAAGCACTCTTGGTACTTCCAATAGGGCAATAGGTAGAGGGAAATGTACTTATAACCATCGTCCTTCGTCACCTTGCGGAACGATTCGAACCTAACCAAGTGGCGTAAGTTCTCCGCACTTATGGCGATGAACCTGTCAGTTTGGTTCGGGTCAACGAAGCAGAAGTAATCGGCCTTGGAAGTCCAAAGCCAACTCTTATGGGTGCCGTAGTAGTTCGTGACGCTATCCTCCAACGCGAGGTTTCCGGTTTCAGCGAAGCGGTAATCAGTCTTCACTTCGTATGTAAGCCCGTCTGCGGCTATCAAATCAACGTCTTGGGCTTGGTACTCGGATTCCTCGCTCAAGTCTCTTATTTCGGCTCCTATGGCTTCGAAGTATCCCTTTACAACTCTCTCGCCAACCTTGCCCCTCTTCTTATCATCTGTAAAAGACATCTCAATGTTTCTCCTTTTCCTTTTTCCTGAGCAATAGAAAAGGGCAGAGGTGTTAGCCCCTGCCCTCTCCAAGAGAAACAGCAGATATGACTGCTGTACCTATTTGAAAAAACTAGACTTGCTTTTATCGACTATCGCCCGTTTAGGCAGTGAGCCACGCGGGCGGCATAGGAGTGCTTGACGCTCGGGTTCTCACGCTTGTTCTTCTCGAAATCGTTCTTGAGGTGTAGTTCACGCTCCCCAAGAGTACGCCAGTAATCGGGTTCCTTTGAGAGTCCGTCGCGGTAGGACTCGTAGAACTTGGCCGCGTCATCGAGCGTGGCGGGTTCGATTTCATCGAGTGCGTTGAAGCCTACGGACTTTAGGAACTTCACGAAGTCGCTTGCGGCGAATACCGTCTCCTTGCGGTTGAGTTCCATGGAGATAAGGTTGCGGCACGCTTCGCTTACGTTCATCTCGTTTGCCTGTGCGAACGCTTCAATCTTCGCCTTCATGGAGTCGGATACGCGGAGTTGGATAGTGTTGTTCATCATCGTTTCTTTCCTTTCGCTGTAGTGATTTGTATTACCTCTTTCCCCCAAATAAAAAGGAAGGACGGCGGTGAAACCGTCCCTCCCCAACAGAAAGGAAAGAGGTAAATAGCAAATGGCAGTTCGCTATTCACTTATATATGAAAGTTGGGCTATGTTTTTTAGCCTGTTATGCCCAACTTTTCTGAACTTTTTTCCAAGAGACTCAAGTAGTAAGTCCCCGTGCGGCTAAGCCTTCTTCATGAGTTGGCGTGCCTTCATAACGAGTCGTTGGGCTTCGCTAACCTTCTTGCGTCCAACCTCCAACGCCCAGAGGAAGTCTTCACCTTCGACGGTGATGAACTTGTTTCCGCCCGTCTTCTTCTTGGCGGCGAAAGCGAACACGCCAAGCATGAGCAAGCGGGTAGCCGTCACGCGGGACTGTAGTTCCTCCCCGTCCTCAAGCGTGATTGACTGGATTTCGCCCCAAGTTGCGATACCGGACTCTTCTTCGTTGTTAGTCACCTTGTACTCGATACCGTTCTCGCGGAGGAACAAGGTTGCAGTCATATCGTCGCTGAACATGAACTGGACAACCTTGCCGTACTTCTCAACCTTCTCCAACTCACCCTGTTTCTTGGCTTCTTTGCGGGCTTGCTTCTCCTCGCGTGACTCCTTGTTTCCGAATAGTCCCATAATCGTTTCCTTCCCTCTAATAGACGTAGTTTCCAAACCCTATTTGATTGGCTTGCGTAGCAAGCCCCGCTTTCGGCTTGTCCGAAAGCGAATAAACAGTCTCATTATAAGTCTCAGTCTCAGTTTCAGTATCAGTCAAAGTATCAGTACCAGTCTCAGTATCAGTTACAGTATCAGTATCAGTTACATATGTTGGACAAGTTGGACAGTTGGACACCTCGTTTGATAGTAGTTCTGGGTAATCCTTCTTGATAATCCCAAGTCTGTAAGAGACGGTGCTCTTAGGGATATCGAGTTGTTGTTCGATTTCCCGCACGCTCATACCCTCGTTGACAAGTTCGGCTATTTCGTCAAGCCGCAAATCCTTTGCTTTGTACTCTCTTTTGGATTCCCTACTCAACTCGTATCTTTCTTGGTTCTTTAGTGCGGACTGTTGGAGTTGCTTTAGCATCACCTTTATCATCTTGTTGTCCGTGGTGGTGTCCCCGCTCAAGACTGTCTGTATCGCCGCGATTGCGAACTCCCCTGCGAGTTCCGTATCGTCCTCGTAGAGCATTTCAATCTGTTCGAGGACGGAACTATATATAACCGCACTGTCGCGGCAAGCGTCTAAGTTGAAGTCAGTAATCATTACCCGTTTCCTTCCTATATTCAGTTGTCAATATTCGGTTGTTAGTCGGCTAAGCGTTCACGGATAGCACGGCGGATGAACTCACCGCTTGAGATTCCCTCTTGCTTTGCGGCTTCACGAACTTCCTCTCTCAACTCTCTTGGAAGTTCGACGGAGAGACTGATTAGTTTCTCGTAACGCTTCGCCCAGTATTCCTTCTGCTTCTCGTTCATTGCTGTTTCTCCTTTCGGTATTTGCCCAAAGTTTCCAGCCTGAAAAAAAAAGAGGAAGTCCCGAAACGAGACTCCCCCTTCTCAGGAAGGAAAAGGCATATTTGGTTGTTCACTATGTATTGAAAGTTGGGCTATGGTTTTTATACTGTCTTGCCCAGAAATCTCAAACTTTTTTTCTAAGTCTATTCTACCCAGCGGGGTTTCAAGTGCCAACCGTGAAACGGGTACCTACGATAAGAGAAGGGGGCGTTGCCGCCCCCTCTTCAAGAACTAAAACTCGCTCGGTTTCTCTCTTGCTTCGAGCGTGCGGGCAACCACCCGCAACGAGTCCGGTATATTCCTGCCGTCGCGGTTGAGCCTATCAACGTAGTCCATCGCGTACCAAATCATTTCCTCCACGAAGTCCCAAGAGTAACTTTGAAGTCTCTGAGCCATAATGTCCCCAACCTCGCCCATTGAGAGTTCGGGGTTTTTTTCCTGAGTCTGCTTCATCCACTCAACGAAGCCGCACACGGCAATAGGCTCAATCAAAGCCCAGTCAACTTCACTCGCTTCCTCGTTCTCTCTTGGAAGAAACCAACGGACTAAGTAGGAACGTGTATCTTCGTCCCTGTCCTCAAGGTACATTCGAACGTCTCGCACTTGCTCCTCGTTCACCTCTTGGCGTATGTCCGCGTCGCTCAGGATGTACCTATCATCACTCACACGCTTGTACCAAGGCTTCACAATCGAATAGCAGAGCATTTCGCCGCTCAGCATCTTTTCCAACTTGAACTTTCCAAGAGAGTCGAAGAGTTCTTCGTGTAGCGAGTTGTAGGAGTCGAAAACCCATTTGGTGAACTCGTCGCGGCTCTCGCTAATCATCCCGCTCCATCCTCTCTTCGAACGCCTTGGATATAAGTTCCATACTCTGATACTTCAAGTCATCGTCACCAACGCCCGCGTAGGTGTCCATAACCATAGACACCGTATCACCGAGAATGGCGGCAAGCGTCTTGATATCAACCACCTTCTCTTGGACTGCCACGGTTGCGAACGTATGCCTAAGTCCGTGCATAGTCAGATAGGTACCGTCGCTTGCCTTGACGTTGTTTCTCCTACAGAACCTACCGAAGTTCTGAGTCACCCATTGGGGCTTGCGGAACTCTTCTTTGTCCCCGACTACATACCAGTTCGGTTCTGGTTCGTCTACGCCCTCCATCCAACAGACTCTTCTCTTCCACTCAACCAACTTCTCCTTGAGCCTTGGGGCTATTGGGATGATGCGTTCGGAGTTCTTAGTCTTGGGACTCTTGGCGTAAGGCTCGTTGCCGTTGCGTGCTATGGCGTTGCGTATCGCCAACTTGTCTTGCGAGAGGTACACGTCCCTCCAACGAAGCCCGCATATCTCCTGCCCTCTCATACCCGTGTACAAGGCGAGGAAATAGCACATCGCGTGTACGTCCCCGCGTTCCCTCTTCCAACGCCTTTCAAGGGCTTCTGTGAGCCTACGGAGTGATTCGTCCGTGGCGAAAGCCTTCTCACGCTTGCCCGCCTTGGGGGACTTCAAGAAGCGGAAGGGCGTGTCCTCAATCTTCTCTCGCTCAATGTCGAAGTTGTAGACTCGCCGCAAAAGAGAGTACGGGATTCCAAGAGTTCCGGTAGAGATACCCTTGCCCTCAAGCATACGGGTTTCCCACTCTTCTATGTCGCTCTTGGAGAGTTTGGTATAGGACTTGTCGGCTATTGGGTCGGGGAAGATATAGAGGTTGGCAACCTGCCATTTGGCAGTGAGCGTCGATTGCTCGTAAGTCCCTTTCGATACCTCGTGCTGTAGGTAGTCGAGGTATTCACGCAGACGCTCGCCAACTGTCTTGCGGTTGGTGTCCTTCACCGTTTCCATCGGGTTCGTGGTTCGTGCCTTGCGGTTCAACTCGTGCTTCCAGTCCTCGAAGAGGGCTTGGGACTCACGCTTCTTGGCGGTGAACAACTTCGATTTCTGGTGTCTCTTGCCGTCAGAGTCGTACCAGTAGAGGTTGCCTTGCCACTTGCCCTTGTTATCACGCCAGACGATGCCCGTACCCGTGTAGAAGTCCCTAGCCAT